GGCAACGCCGCCGCTTCTGGCGAGAGGGGCAACGCCGCCGCTTCTGGCTGGAGTGGCAACGCCGCCGCTTCTGGCGAGAGGGGCAACGCCGCCGCTTCTGGCGAGAGGGGCAACGCCGCCGCTTCTGGCTGGAGTGGCAACGCCGCCGCTTCTGGCGAGAGTGGCAACGCCGCCGCTTCTGGCGAGAGGGGCAACGCCGCCGCTTCTGGCTGGAGTGGCAACGCCGCCGCTTCTGGCGAGAGGGGCACGGCGACCGTGACAGGGCTATATGGCGGCGCAAAAGCACTCGGGCCCGATTGCTTGGCCGCCGCTTGGGGGCCTGAAAGCAAAGCTATGGGCAAACCCGGAAACTGGCTTGTGCTGTCCGAGCACAAATGCGGGGCCGTCGTAGACGCGCGGCTGGTCCGGGTTGATGGAGAGATCATCAAAGCGGATACCTGGTACACCCTGAGACGCGGCGAGATCGTGGAGGTGGCGGAATGACACTTGCATGGATTTTCTGCTACATCGGCGTGGGCACAGCAGTAACCTGGTTCATGCGGATGGTGGACTGGATTGACCGGGAGGGCAAGCGATGAACAGACTTACCCCGCAGGAAATTGCGGACGAGCTGCGGAAGTGCGCGGACGATACTGGAGCATGTAGCTCATGCCCGTGGGCATGTGGAGACGGTAGTTGTATCCGCTCGATAATGCGGGCAGCCGCTGATGCCATCGACAACCAGCACGCACACATCCAGGCCCTCGTCAAGGCTAACGAGGCGCACCGCGAGATGGTGGCCCGACCTGCGAAACGCTCCGATATGGTGGAGGCCCTGGACGCAATCGAAACCGGCATGATCAAAGTGGCCATTGACCGCGACATCTGGCAGAACGATTTGATCTATGCGCTGTGCCAGGGCGTACGGCTCCTGCTGGAGGACCGCATCAAGAATTGGGGTGCGCGATGAGGGTATATCAGTACTGCACCCGGGACAGGTTCCACCTGCCAATCCATCAGGCAGACACCCTGGAAGAGCTGGCAGCCCTGGTTGGCATTAAGCACGCAAGCGCAAAGCGCGGATTCTACCGGGCATACACGGGCAAAACCAAGGACAGCGTGTACGATTGCGTTGATATCCCGGACGATGACGAGGATGACGAATGATGACGTATGTTTGTGACTGCTGCCACGCGGCGTTTGATACCCCGCGCGTGGAGCATGAGGAGTCTGCGGAATACGGCCCCAGCACGGCATTCTACTGCCCGCGCTGCGGCTTCGAGATGGGCAATCCCAGCGAGTACCTGGCCGATGAGTGCCCGGCATGCCACAGTCTCAAAAATCGTGATGACCGGCTGTGCCATAAATGCGGCCAGCGCGTCCGTGGCCTGCTGAGACTGTTCGTCAGCGACTTCAACCGGCCTGAGCGCGAATACCTGGCCGACCTGATCGAGGGGTGCAGCCTTGACCGCATGATCGTCGAGGCGGAAGTCCCCACGGAGTAACCCATGCACGAGAACGGAGTGGCCCGCTATATCAGGGCGACAGTAGATATTTATTTCCCGGAGGGCGAAATGTCTTGCAAGCTCTGCCCTCTGCTGGAAACATACTCCCGCAACCAGTGCCGCCGGACGGGCGAGTATCTGCTGGATACGCGCGGGACCGGGGCATATTGCCCCCTGAAAATTCTGGAAGAGGTAGATGAGTATTGAACATCTATGAGAAAATCGCGGCCATCATGCAGGACGTGCAATATCTTGCAAAAGACGACCATGTATCGTTCGGCTCCACCAGTTATAAGGCCCTGAGCGAGGAGAAGGTCACTTCCATCATGCGGGCTGAGATGCTGAAGCACAAACTGGTTGTTTTTCCGATTTCGCAGGTTGCGAACCGCACCGGCAACATCACTCATGTGGACGTGGTGTACCGCATGGTGAACGTGGAGAACCCCGAGGAATCCATCGAAATCGCATCTTGCGGCGACGGTGCAGACACCCAAGACAAGGGGAGCGGCAAGGCCATGACATACGCCTTTAAGTATATGTGGCTGAGGACCTTCGCCTTGCCTACCGGCGAGGACCCGGACAAGGTATCATCTGCCGAGCTGGACGATAAGGAGCGGAACCCTGTGTGTGGGCGATGCGGCGCGATGATTGCGCCGGTGAGGAAGCGCAGCGGCGAACCCTGGCAACCCAAGGACATGGCCAAATATGCACAATCCCGTTACGGTATGCCGCTCTGCGGCGACTGCATGAGGGCGGCGAAAAAGGAACACGAAAATGGTACAGGTTGATGTTTCCGCCGTCCGCTGGCAACAGGACAGCGATGGGGCGTGGCTGTGCCTGCGGGTGCAGTCCCCCCAGATGGCCATGAACGCCTGCGACGAGTATCAGGCCGATAAAGAGCACGTCGCCCAAATCAGGCGAAAGGGCCGGAGCCTCGATGCAAACGCCTACTGCTGGGTGCTCCTGGACAAGCTGGCCGCGCACTACAACCTTTCCCGGGAAGCGATATACCGGGAGGAGATCAGGACCATCGGCGGCGTGAGCGACGTGCTGTGCATGGTGGAGCGGGCCGCAGATGATTTCATCCGCCGCTGGACGGCGCAGGGTATCGGGTGGATGGCCGAGCGAGGACCCAGCAAGATCCCTGGGTGCGTGAATGTGACGGTATGGTACGGCTCCAGCTCTTACGATACAGAGCAAATGAGCCGGTTGATCGACCAGATTGTATCGGACTGCGAGTCCGCCGGAATCGAGCATCTGCCGCCCCAGAAGCTGGCAGCGATGAAGCGGGAATGGGGGCGAGACGATGGGCAGTAAAGCGAAAGACATGGCGGGCCAGCGGTTTGGGATGCTCGTCGCAGTGCGCCGCGATGGCACCAGCCCGAATGGCTGCGCCAAATGGGAGTGCCGGTGTGATTGCGGCAGGACCATCCACGTAGACTCAACTCGGCTTCGCAAGGGCCGTGCGCGGCACTGCGGATGCCAGTACGCGCCACAACCTACGCCGCCCATCACATGGCACGGCGAGACGCGGACCATCAGCGAGTGGGCGGCCATCACGCAAATCCCCGCAAAAATCATCCGTAGCCGGATGGTGGCCGGTTGGCCTGCAGATGATATATTCGGCGATGGCCGGAAAACACAGCCTTGCTGGGACTGTAAACGTGCCTGCGGCGGCTGTTCCTGGAGCCGGAGTTTTACCCCCATCCCCGGGTGGGACGCCGTAGAGACATCCGTAGACCCCGGCAAATGCGGAGGCGCATACAAATCCTATCAGATCGTAAAGTGCCCGGAGTTTGAACCGGACGAACCGAGGTGATTACATGGATCGCAGATGTTTCATCTGCGGCAGAAACGGGGCGGATGACCCGCTGGAGCGACATCATATCTTCGGCGGGGCATACCGGTCCAAGAGTGAAAAATATGGCGCTGTGGTATGGCTGTGCGGCGACAGGTGCCACCGCAACGGCAAAACCGCCGTGCACCGCAACGGGGACCAGATGCGCAGACTGCGCCGGTATGGCCAGCTGACCATCATGCGTGACCAGGGATGGACGGAGGACGTCTTCCGCCGTGAATTTGGGAAATCTTACATTTAGGAGGACGACATGGACAAGAAAATGCTTTACACCCGCCTGGAAACGGCCCGGATGCTGAGTATCAGCCCGGATATGCTGGACGAGCTCCGGCGTGACGGGGTGCTCCAGGGCTATCATGTGTCCCGGGGCAATCCCCGGGTGTACTTCAAGGCCGCTGACATCGAGCAGTACCTGGAGCGGATGGAGGTGGCGGAATGCTGAACAAGATCATCATCATGGGCCGGTTGACCCGGGACCCCGAGATGCGCCACACCCAGACCGGCACCGCCGTCGCTTCCCTCACCCTGGCCTGTGACCTGGATTTCAAGCCCCAGAACGGCGAGAAGGAGACCGATTTCATCGACGTGGTGGTGTGGGGCAAGACGGCAGGGTTTGCCGCCAACTACTTCACCAAGGGCCGCATGGCCATCGTAGAGGGCCGCTTGCAGGTCCGAAACTGGCAGGACAAGGACGGCAACAAGCGCAAGACCACCGAGGTGGTGGCCGACCGGATGTATTTCGGCGACTCCAAGCAGGAGGGCAAGAAACAGCCCGCACCCGCCGACGATTTCAGCGAAATCGAGGACGACGGCGACCTGCCGTTTTAAGGCGGTGCGAAGATGCCGAATAGAATCATCAAAGAAAGTATGTGCTCCAGCGAGAAGATCGCTGGACTGACGGACTTTGAATTTCGGCTGTGGATCGGATTGATTACCCAAGCAGATGACGCGGGGCGCGGAGATGCCCGCCCCGCTATTATAAAAGGACGTGTTTTCCCGTTCCGGGAGAGGTTATCCATCAAAGATATCGATGCTGCGCTCCAAGAATTGGCGGCAAAAGGCTGCGTGTCCCTCTACACAGTGGACGGGAGGCCCTACTTTTTGTTCCCCGGGTGGGTCAAGCATCAGCGTATCAGAGATTGCAAGCCGAAGTTCCCCGAGCCTCCGGAAAACACAGCTTTGCAACAATCTGCGGCGAGTCGCGGCAATCTGTGGCAAGTTGCCGCAATCTGCGGCGAGTCGCGGCAATCTGCGGCCTTAATCCAATCCGAATCCGAATCCGAATCCAAATCCAATCCGAACTGCGCAAGCGCATTCGACGTGTTCTGGCAGGCGTATCCGAGGAAAACCGGGAAAGTAGCTGCGCGGAAGGCGTTCGTCAAGGCGAAGCCGCCGTTGGACGTCGTCCTCAAGGCCATCGATGCCCAGAAGCACAGTGCGCAATGGCAGCGCGATAACGGCCAGTACATCCCCTATCCGGCCACATGGCTGAATCAGGGCCGGTGGGAGGACGAGGTGCAAGAGGCCGAACTGCCCGCAAAGCCAGAGCCTCACTGGAAGTACAACTCCGACACCGGCGGCTGGACGCAGGAGGACTGACGCATGCTGGACTCTCTCTACCTGGAGCAAAACGTCATCGGGGCGATGCTCATCCAGCCGGAGTGCTACGAAGCCGCCGCAGAGCTGTCCCCGGATGACTTCCTGGTGCCGGAATACGCAGAACTGTTCCGGGCCATCCAGCGGCGGAATGAAGCCGGGGACCCAGCGGATGCTCCGTCCGTGCTGATGGACGCATCCAGCCGCAACGACAACGTGACCAGCAAGATCATGGCGGACTGCATGGAAGTTGTCGTGACCACCGCCAACATCGACGTGTGGGTGGCCGGGATGCGGGATGCATCTATGGGCCGGAAACTCAGGGATTTGGGCGAGGAACTCCGAACAGCAGATCTATCTCCGCAGGATGCGCTCAGAACAGCGCAGGAAGCCGTCACGGCGATTCAGGACGGCGCGGGGGTATCCGGTGGCCTGGAAGTCTCCGAGGCTGTGAAGTGCCTTAAAAATCGCGTTGACAAGGGATTTGCTGGCGGGCCTCCACCATACGTCAAGACTGGCTTGCAGGAATTTGACCGATTGCTGGGCGGCGGGCTTATAAACGGCGGGTTTCACATCGTCGCCGCACGGCCTGGAAAGGGTAAATCTGCCCTGGCTATGCAAATCGCCCTCAATGCGGCAAAACGAGGCGTGAAGGTGCTGTACATCTCCCTGGAGATGTCACCGGACGACTGCACCAGCAGGCTGACGGCCAACATAGCGGGGATATCCTCTCGCCTGCTGATGTTTGGCGGCACCCTGACGGAAGCGGAATACGCCAAGTACGCGGAAGCATCCGCCAAACTGTCCGAGTTGCCCATCGTGTTCAACCGGCGGACGGGCATGGACATGCGGGCTGTCACGGCGCTGGCCTACAAAGAGCGACCGGGGCTGATTGTGCTGGACCACATCGGCTTGCTGGAGCAGGAAAACAAGAAAGCCACGCTCTACGAGAGCACCACGAAGAACAGCCGGTCGGCAAAACTGCTGGCCATGCGGATGGATATCCCGCTTCTATGCCTGTGCCAGTTGAACAGAGCCGGTGCGTCAGATCGTGGCGGCGAGTTCCGGGCCACTATGGCCAACCTGCGGGAATCCGGCGCGATCGAGCAGGACGCGGACACCGTGACGTTGCTGCACCGCCCGTGCGAGAAGGAAGACCGGGGCGAATGGGACCCGGACATGCTGGAGCTATATCTGGACAAAAACCGACGCGGCCCCACCGGGATGGTGAGGATGGCCTATTTCCCCAACACGGGCCGCATAGTGAAGTGAGTGTGACATGAAAAAGATCGTTATTCCCCTGCCCCCTGTGACCAAGAAAAATCACCAGCGCATTGTGCGAGGGCGGTATGGTGCGCCGATGGTCATTCCATCCGCACAATATGAAGCATACCAGCAGGCCGCCGCATGGCATTGCAAGGGCGGCGAGACCATCGCAGAACCGGTGGAGGTTAAGTGCCTGTTTTATATGCCCACCCGGCGCAAGGTGGACTTAACCAACCTGTTGGAGGCCATCGACGATATCCTGGTGTATGCCGGGACCCTGGCGGATGACAACAGCAGCATCATCGTATCCCACGATGGAAGCCGGGTGTTGTACGACAAGGACAACCCCCGGACGGAGGTGTATATCAGCTGGTATGAATGACTTTGACTACGATTGCATGCAGAAAAAGCGCACTGCGCGAGGCGCGTTTGCGCATATCAGCCGAAAGCGCGGCGGGTGTACGCTGCCCAGCGACAACCTGACCGCCAAGCAAAGAAGGGAGAAAAATGGAGAAGTGAAAAGCTACAACATCACCCGGCCCATGCCGTGGCCGGAGTTCAAGGCAATGCGGGAGGATCTGAAACGCGAGTTCTTTCGTAACATGCAGAGCTTTGGCGGTACTGCAAGCTGGCTGGCGGATATGAAATGGGCAAGCGCCGAACAGCAGACTGCCGCAGAGAAGCCCGCCGAAGAACCTACGGCTCAGGAATCCGGGAAGAGATTGATCCTGGAGCATGCCCGCATGGAGTTTAACTATACCAGTTTTACGGACCTGGCGATGTTCCTGCGGGTGGCGGTGCCGGAGAGCGGCAAGGTGACGGTGGAATGGTGAGACGATGGAAACATATCTGGAATTTCTGAAATCCAAGATCGTATTGGCCAAAGAGAGCGGGTTTTGCGTTGACCCAGGGGAGATCAACCCGAACCTGAAACCGCACCAGCGGGATTCTGTGATTTGGGCGCTTCGCGGCGGGCGCCGAGCCTTGTTCCAATCCTTCGGCCTTGGAAAGACGGTGCAAGAAATAGAGTTCTGTCACCAGGCCGTAAAGCACGACGGCGGACGGGCGCTGATCGTCCTTCCGCTGGGTGTCCGCCAAGAGTTTGCCAGGGACGCGGAAACCATCTTGGGCTACCCGGCCCCGGTATACATCACCAAGATGCAGGACCTGGCCGGAACAGATGCTGAGATCGTCATGACAAACTATGAACGGGTGCGCGACGGCGACATCGACCCGACGCAGTTCACGGCCGTAGCGCTGGATGAAGCGTCCGTGCTGCGCAGCTTCGGGAGCAAGACATATCAAACCTTCCTGCCCAAGTTCCGGGGCGTGAAGTATAAACTGGTCTGCACGGCCACACCGTCGCCCAACCGGCACAAGGAGCTTATCCACTATGCTGGATATCTGGAGATCATGGACACGGGGAATGCCCTGACACGTTTTTTCCAGCGCGACAGCACCAAGGCAAACAACCTTACCCTGTACCCGCACAAAGAAGATGAGTTCTGGCTCTGGGTATCCTCGTGGGCGCTGTTCGTGGGGAAGCCCTCCGATTTAGGATACGACGATACCGGATATGATCTCCCACCGCTTGACGTCCGGGTGCATATCGTGCCGGATGACTACGGCACGGAAACGGACCGGGACGGACAATACAAGCTGATGAATGACGCGAAAACCTCCCTGGCGGAGGCCGCGCGTGAGAAGCGTGACAGCATTCAGCGGCGCGTCGCCGTAGCCAAAGAAATCGTAGACAGCGACCCCGAAGCGCATTTCATCCTGTGGCATGATCTGGAAGCGGAGCGCCACGAAATCAAGAAAGCCCTGCCGGAAACCGTGGACATCTTCGGTAGTATGGACTACGACGAGCGAGAGCGCCGGGTAATTGATTTTTCGGAAGGGCGAACGCGACTGTTTGCGACGAAAAAGAGCCTGTCCGGCTCCGGGTGCAATTTCCAGAGGCACTGCCACCGGGCTATCTTCATTGGGATTGACTATGAGTTCAACGACTTCATTCAGGCAATCCACCGAATTTACAGGTTTCTGCAAACGGAACAGGTGATTATCGACATCATCTACACAGAAGCAGAGGACCCCATCTACCGGGTTTTGATGCAGAAATGGGCGCAGCACAACGAAATGCAACCCAGAATGCGGGAAATCGTAAAGAAATACGGGCTTTCCGGCGAGGCCCAGACGGAGAGAATGAGCCGGAGTATAGGAGTTGAGAGAGTGGAAGTAAAAGGCAAGAACTTCATCGCCGTCAACAACGATTGCGTCGAGGAGACGGCCAACATGGCCGAGAATAGCGTGGACCAGATCGTTACCAGTATCCCGTTTTCCAACCACTATGAGTACACGCCCAGCTACAACGACTTTGGGCACAACGAGGACACCAAGCGGTTTTTCGAACAGATGGACTATCTGTCCCCCAACCTGCTGAAGGTGCTGAAGCCTGGTCGGGTGTTCTGCTGCCACGTAAAGGATCGGGTGCTGTTTGGCAACGCCACCGGGATGGGAATGCCAACCATGGAACCGTTCCACGCGATGTGCATCCGGCACTATATGCAGCACGGCTTTGCCTATTTCGGCATGATCACCGTTGTAACGGACGTGGTTCGAGAAAATAACCAGACATACCGGCTGGGCTGGACGGAACAATGCAAGGACGGCTCCAAGATGGGGGTTGGCTGCCCCGAATACATTTTGCTGTTCCGCAAACTGCCCACAGATAAGAGCAAGGCTTACGCCGACGAAAAAGTGGCAAAAAGCAAGGACGAGTATACTCGGGCGCAATGGCAGATCGACGCGCATGGTTTTTGGCGTTCCTCTGGCGACAGGATCGTTACCAAAGGCGAGATCATGGCCATGGATACCGGCAAAATCCAGGCGGCATACCGCAAATACAGCCGTGGCACGGTGTACGACTATGCAGAGCACGTAAAACTGGCCAAGGACCTGGACGCAGAGGACAAGCTCCCGGCCACGTTTATGGTGGTAGCCCCCGGAAGCTGGACAGACCAAGTATGGGACGATATCAACCGGATGCGGACCTTGAACACCACGCAGAGCCAGCGCCGCCAGCAGATGCACGTTTGCCCGCTCCAGTTGGATATTGTAGACAGGCTTATCAATCGCTACAGCAATCCCGGGGAATTGGTGCTGGACCCCTTCGGCGGCCTTGGTACAGTGGCGCTGGAGGCCATGAAGGCGGGCCGCAGGGGCTACACCATCGAGCTTAACGACGGCTATTTCCGGGACGCTGTAGGATACCTGAAGGAGTACGAGCAGGAGGACATGAACATTTCCCTGTTCGACATGATGGAGGAAACAAAATGATCTACGCCCAAGAATCCCTCGGTGACGAGATCATCGTGGACAATTTCGCGGGCGGTGGCGGCGCGTCAACCGGAATCGAGCTTGCTACGGGCAGGCGGGTGGCAATCGCCATCAATCACGACCCGGACGCCATCCGGATGCACCGCACAAACCATCCATACACCGAGCACTTGCAGGCGTCCGTATGGGATGTGGACCCGGTAGCCGTGTGCCGGGGCCGACCGGTAGGGCTGGCGTGGTTTTCGCCGGATTGCAAGCACTTTTCCAAGGCCAAAGGCGCAGCCTTGGTGGACCGCAAAATCCGCGGACTTGCCTGGATTACGCTGCGCTGGGCGGCAAAAGTACGGCCCCGTGTCATCATCTTGGAAAACGTGGAGGAGTTCCAGACATGGGGGCCGGTGCGGAAGGGCAAGCCGGTGAAGAAACTGGCGGGAACGACTTTCCGGAAGTTTATCAGCCAACTGGAGGCGCTGGGCTACACCGTGGAGTTCCGGGAATTGGGGGCGGCGGACTACGGAGCGCCCACATCTCGGAAACGCTTTTACATGATTGCCCGTTGCGACGGGAAACCCATTGTGTGGCCGAAGCCCACCCACAGCAAGACCGGCGCGAACGGACTGCCCAAGTGGCGCAGCGCGGCGGAGATCATCGACTGGAGCCTGCCATGCCCGTCGGTATTCGATACCAAGGCGGAGATCATGGAAAGATATGGCTTGAAGTCGGTGCGACCGCTGGCGAAAAACACCGTGCGGCGGATTATTCGAGGCGTGGACAAGTTCACCATCCGCAGCGGAAAGCCGTTTATTGTACCTGTTGGCTACGGAGAGCGCAAGGGCCAGGCACCCCGCGTACATGATATTGATGCGCCGGTTCCTACGGTGGTCGGCACCGGAAAGGAAAATCTGTGCATGCCGCTGCTGGCACCTGTGACGGTGACCAACACCAGCAACAGCGTGGGCGGAACGGTCGGGGAGCCGGTGCATACCGTAACGACCGCAGGGAATCAGATGCTGGTAACGCCGTTCCTTGCGGAGTGCAACCATTCCGGCGGCGGTCATATCGCGCCTGTGGGAGACGCATATAAAACCATCACCGCAAAGCATACAGGCGGCATTGTGGCTCCGTCCCTGATCCAGTACCATACAGAGCAGACGGAGAGTGTCCGGGCGTCCGGGCTGGGTGCGCCCATCAATACCGTGGACGCCTCCAACCGCTACGGCCTGACCTGCGCCAATCTGGTGGAGTATTACACCGGCGGCAGACCGCTGGACATTACGGACGCTATGCACACGGTAACAAGCCATGATCGTGAGGCCGTGGTGGCCGCCCATGTGGTTAAATTCAAAGGAGACAATCTTGGGCACGGGGTGAACGAACCGATGCAGACAGTGACCACCAGCGCCGGGGAGTTCGCCGTGTGCAAGGCGTATCTGGCGAAGATGCGAGGCGGTGATAACTTGGGGTACTGGCCGGAGATACGCGCTCTGCTGAACGAGTTCTGCGGCTACACGCTGGCGGAGGACGAGGTGCTTCTTCTGGAGATCAGCGGCGCACTGTACTACATCGCGGATATCGGACTGCGAATGCTGTCGCCCCGTGAGCTGTATAACGCCATGGGCTTCCCGCCGGATTACATCATTGACCGTGACTATTTGGGCAACGAGTACAAAAAGAGTGCACAGGTGGCCCGCTGCGGAAATGCCGTGTGCCCGCCCATGGCGACGGCTCTGGTGCGGGCAAACCTCCCGGAGTGGTGCGGGGCGGAGATCACGACCATGGCACAGTTGACAGACTGTGTGGCGGTGTGAAAGGAGGGCCCCATGAAGTCATCGCGTAAAGAGATTGCCGCAACCCTGCGCGAATATGCAGAATGGGCCGATGCAAATATCTACGAAGTACCTATTATGTTGCCGGATGATTTGAGAACGGCGGCTGATATGCTGGAGAAAGGAGAGTGACAATGGATAAGCTGAAACCGTGCCCGTTTTGTGGCGGGGACGTTCGATTTGACAGGGCATACAGCTATTTCCGAGACAACATGATCTACTGCGACGGATGCGACATGGTGTTTACTTTGGACGATTGCGCGGCATCTGACGATGATATCGTCAGAGCGTGGAACAGGAGGGCAGACAATGGCTGAATACATTGAGCGCCGCACGGCAATTGAGCATTTGAACGTTTGGTGCGGCGGGTGTGGAAGCGCGGTGGAATGCATCCTCGCAGAGCCCGCCGCTGATGTGGCCCCGGTGGTACATGGGAGAGATGTCTACAAATGGCATAAAGAAGGGCATTGCGAGTTCAAATGCAGCGTGTGCGGGGCGTGGGCTGGCATTATCGAAGGTGGTACACTTGACGGCGTAGATTTTGATTACTGCCCCAACTGCGGCGCGAAGATGGATTTGGAGGACGGAGGTGGTGAGGATGCGGCTGATTGACGCTGATGAAGCATTGAGACTGTTTGGCGAAGAATACGAGGAAACGAAAGAATTGATACACAACGGTGAAACTCAGCTTGATAGTCTTGCCGAGGGATTTACAGAAGCACATCACATAATCAAGTATGTTCTTCCAACCGTTGATGCCGTCCCGGTGGTGCGGTGCAGGGATTGCAAGCACAGCTACGAGGATTTGGGTGGTCTGTACTGCTCCTACGGCCCGTGCGTGGATTGCCCTGTGTCTCCAGATTTCTGGTGCGCGAATGGCAGCCGGAGGGAGGATGCTCATGCCCAAGACTAACCCCCGCAGAATCCCCCGCACACAGGCCGACGTAGACAAAGCCTACGGCAACGGCATTTTGGAGGGCCTGAACCGTGGCATAGATCTGATGCTATACGTCCTGATCGATAAGCACGACGCGCCGATGGACGATGTGCAGCAGCTTGCCGGTGAGCTAAACCACGCCGCTCAGTGCGTGGCGGAAGGGTACGTTACCTGGGCAGATATCCGGCAGATGCTCAAAGAGTACGGCGTTGAGACGGCGCTGGAATAGGAGGTACGATGAACAAGCCCGAGTTGAAAAAGAAACTGCACAGGTATTGTGCTCTTGACGCAGAGCGAAGGCAGATACTGCGGGAGCTGGAACGGGTGGCCATGCTGATGGGCGTCCCCAAGGTGGCCAGCACCAACGACGGCCCCAGAGCACCCGGCATCGGCAACCCGGTACATGATGCGGTGGCCCGCAAAACAGAGCTGGAAAGCCAGTATTACCGCAAAGTTGCGCAGATGATGGACGCGCAGAAAGAGATCGAGGCCCTGATTGATTGCCTGGAACCCACGGAACGGCAGATCATGCGGTATCGCTACCTCGATGGGCTGGCGTGGGAAGAGGTCTGCGTGAAGATTGGCTATAGCTGGCGGCAGACGCACAGGACACACAGCCGCGCACTTGATACCATCCTCAGAAAGATGGCATAGTATGGCACACTTGTTTGTGCTATAATGGTATCGTCGAAAGGTACGGGATGAACCCGGCCATACTTCGGCCTCCTCCTCTGTTACTACAAGCGAACGCCGGTAAACGGTTCGCTCCGCGCAAGCGGCCTCGCAAGAGCGTTACCGGCATGCAGACACTCACGGGACATCTCGCGGGTGTCTGCTTTTATGCGGGTGTAGCCAAAAGGTAAGGCACGGGACTTTGACTCCCGTATGTGCTGGTTCGACTCCAGCCGCCCGTGCCAAAATAGGAGCGCCGTTGCCACAGTGCAGCAAAGAGTTGCCCTGCGGGGCGGGTAAAGACTGTTACTGTAGCCAAGTGGTGGGGGCAGGTAGCAAATAAAAGCGGCGAGGTGGTGATGAATGGCATTAACAGCAAAGCAAGAACGATTTGTGCAAGAATATCTTGTGGATTTGAATGCCACACAGGCAGCCGCAAGAGCAGGGTATAAGAACGCCGAGAAAGGTAGGCAGTTGGTTACGAATAGTAACGTTTCGGCTGCTATCCAAAAAGCAAAAGCGGAAAGGCAGAAGCGGACGGAAGTAACGCAGGACTATGTTATAGAAAAACTCAAAGAAATCGCAGACAAGCCTGCGTCTGATTGTACGGAAAGCGATTTGAAATATGCAAATAAGCTAAAAGCACTTGAAATGCTGGCGAAGCATACGGGTGTGTTCGACAAGCAAGACAATACAAGCGCCGATTCCGTTGTCAAGGTGATTATCGATGTCTGACATTCGTTTATCCGAGAAAATCGGCCCTGCGTTTTACGATATTGCGCATGATGTTTTTCGTCATGGGCACACGCACTATGATTTCAGCGGCGGGCGCGGCTCGTTGAAGTCTTCCACGGTATCAATTATTGTTCCGCTTCTTCTGGTCGGAAATCCTGGCACGCACGCGCTTGTGCTGCGCAAGGTGGCAAATACGATCCGCGATAGCGTTTATGCGCAGTACATTTGGGCAATCGGTGAGCTGGGCATGGCAGCGTATTGGGAAGCAAAGGTTTCCCCAATGGAGCTGATCTATAAGCCGACAGGACAAAAGATCATGTTCCGTGGTGCTGACGACCCGATGAAAATCAAATCTATCAAAGTGCCGTTTGGCTATATTGCCGTGACGCACTTTGAGGAAAAAGACCAGTTTGCCGGACGTGCGGAAATCCGAAACATTTTGCAGTCGACCATGCGCGGTGGCTCGGTGTTTTGGAATTTTGAGAGCTACAACCCGCCTATTTCGCGTGACAACTGGGCAAACAAGGACAGTTTGGAAGAACGCGCTGACCGGCTTTGCCACAAGTCAACGTATCTGCAAGCACCGCCTGAGTGGTTGGGAAAACAGTTTCTTGCAGAAGCGGAGCACCTGAAAGAGACGGACGAGCGTGCATATCAGCACGAATATCTCGGGATTCCGGTCGGCACGGGTGGCAATGTGTTTGACAAGCTGGAACTGCGGGGCATCACAGATGAAGAAATTGCAAGCTTTGACCGCATCTATCAGGGCGTTGACTTCGGATGGTTCCCAGACCCGTTTGCTTTTATTCGGCTGCATTATGACAGAGCGAGAGAGACGATATATCTGCTAGACGAGATTTATCAAAATAAGCTATCTAACGAGCAGAGCGCGAACATGATAAAGCGGCGAGGATATAACAACGTGCGAACAATCTGCGACAACGCAGAACCAAAGAGCGTTGCCGACCTTCGGGCGATGGGGCTGTCTGCGTATGAAGCGGTAAAAGGCCCCGGTTCGGTGGAATATAGCATGAAGTTTTTGCAACGAAGAACAATCGTCATTGACAGGCGGCGCACCCCGCACGCTTACAATGAGTTTGTGGGATACGAATACGAACGAAACAAAGACGGCGACATTATTAGCGGCTACCCTGACGCAAACAATCACCTGATTGACGCGACTCGATATGCGTTAGAGCCTGTTAGCCGCAGAATGGGAGTTATTGCATGAGCAGTGCAGTTATCCAAAAGTTAAAAGAACTTGGCTATACGACAATTCCGGAGGAATTCTATACATACGTGTCTCTTTGGAAGTCGTGGTACGTCGGCAAAGTCAAAGGGTTCCATCAATACCGACGATATAACGGGCATAAGTGGACAAAGTGCAACCGTGCAAGCCTCGGTATGGCAAAAAAGGTCTGTGAGGACTGGGCTAACCTTTTGATGAATGAGAAAGTTCAGATCACGCTTGAGGGCAAGAAGGAACAGGAATTTATTGACAGGGTTCTGACGGCGAACAACTTCACGGTCAAGGCAAGCGAAATGCAGGAAATGAAGTCCGCGCTCGGAACTGTGGCGTACATTCCGCGTGTGGTTGGGCAGGCCGTTAACGAAAGCGGCGAGATTGTGCCGGGTGATGTTTCCGGCATCGAGTTGGACTATGTGACGATTGATCACATCTTTCCGCTGGCTTGGCAGAATGGATTTATCACAGAATGCGCGTTTGATAGTGTGGTCACGCGAGCGGGAAAGAATTATCTGTACTTACAGATCCATCGGAAGGACGAAAGCGGCCTTTACGTTATCGAGAACAGCATTTACCGCTACGAAAACGAATCGCTTGCCGACGTGCTGCTCACCGACGTTCCGGGCTTTGAGCGAATCCCCCCTGTGGTACATACGGGAAGCGACAAGAGGCAGTTCGTCATCGACAGACCGAACATCGCAAACAATCTTGACTACCTGCTTCCGGTTGGTATCCCTGTGTATGCAAATGCAATCGACGTTTTGCGCGGCGTTGACTGTGCCTATGACTGCTACGTCAATGAGTTCGAAAACGGACCGATGATGATGATGGTCAAAATGCCCGCCACAAGGTGGGAAGACGACGAACCGACGCTTGACGACAATGACCGGCGGTTCTATATGCTTCCGGAGGATACGCAGCAAGGAAACGTCGTAGAGACAATTTCCCCGACGCTCAGAACTGAGCAGCTGAATGTAGGACTTCAAGACCAACTGAACGTACTGTCCAGCAAGTGCGGATTCGGCGAAACCTATTACCGTTTTGACGGCGGCAGTGTTGCGACGGCGACGCAGGTAATTAGCGAAAACTCTACCATGTTTCGAACGATCAAAAAGCATGAGATCGTGCTCGAGCAGGCGCTCGTGGAGCTGTGCCGCATTCTGCTTCGGCTGGGCAACACAGCCATGAACATTGGGCTGAATGAGGATGTGGAAATCTCCATCGACTTTGATGACAGCATCATTGAGGACAAGCAAACCGACTTTTCCCGTGATATGCAGCTTCTCAGTGCGGGCATTATGAACGATTGGGAGTTCCGCATGAAATGGATGAATGAGGACGAGGCGACCGCAAAAGCGGCGCTGCCGAAGATGCAGGACATGGTAACTGAACAGCAACAGGAGGTAGAGTAATGGGTGGTAGAGGTGGAGCTGGTGGCGGTATAGGGGGGCGTTTTCCCAAAGTGCAACGTCCTGTGGAGAGTTTTCCAGCACTAACTGGTACCGAAAAGCAAGTCAAGTGGGCCAATAAAATCAGAGATGAAGTTTACGATACTCTTGTTGGAGAGATGTATAAAACCGAGTTTGGGTTTAGGACAGAGGCCCCGAACTATATCACATCGACAAAAGACATGCAAACATGGGTAAAACAAACGCGAGATACTTTCCAACTGTCTGATGCTAATAGCAAAATTTTGAAAGAAAAAGTAAACAATAGCATAGACAGTCTACGCAGAGCATCCGATCAGTACGGTCGCATTCGATCGTTGATTGAAAAAGAAACAAGCGCGAAATTCTGGATCGACCATAGAAGCACACATCCTGGAGACCCTGCATGGAAAGCGCTCAAGAAGAAGATAATCGGTTATTAAGATAGCATGATTAACTTTGAAAATCTCGACAAGCTCACATTTCCCGGCGTTGGCAAGTACGGCATCCCGCAAATCGAGCCGGTCAAGGCATATCCAACAGGCGAATTTATCTCCGTGAATTACCATTACACCGCGAAAGACACGAAAAGCAAGATTGTGCATTTCTTCGTGGACGATTATCAATTTATTCGATATTGGAACACGCCTGACAAGTACATTCCGCAACTGTCGCAGTTTGCGGCGGTGTGCGCGCCGGACTTCTCCACATACACGGATATGCCGTTGGCGATGCAGATATACAACCACTATCGCAAGCACTGGCTGGCGGCATACTGGCAGCTCCACGGTATGACGGTTTATCCCTCTATTTCATGGAGCAACGAGGATAGTTACGATTGGTGCTTTGATGGCGAGCCTGTCGGCGGTGTTGTGGCGGTTAGTTCGGTAGGAACACAGAAGAACAAGGAAAGCAAGCGTCTGTTTCTGCGCGGTTACGAGGAAATGATGAAACGTCTTTCGCCGGAATGGGTGATATTCTACGGAAAAGTACCGGAGGAATGCGACTGGAATGTGATCCGCGTGAAGCCGCATTACGATGAAATTGTGAAACGGAGGAAAGCAAATGAAATATCCGTTTCAGCCGGAAATCCTTGATGCGCTGCCGGAAGAACTGGCAGAACTGTACCGTGGACTTGAGGACACGCTGCTGGAAGAAATCTGCTCTCGGCTGAAGCTGCGGGACGAGCTGAACGAGGTCACGGTGCAGGACATCAAGGCGCTGCGGTCACACGGCATCGATCTGAAAGAGATTGAGAAAGCCATACGCCAGACTACTGGCATCAGCGAAAAAAAGCTGAACGAGCTGATAGACGATGTGGTGGAGCGCAACCAAAAGTATTACACCGAGGTCATAGACCTTGCCCGTGTAACACAGCCTGACGTGCTGGTGGATGCAACCACCATTGACACTATTAAACGGCAAACGCGGGATGTGTTCCGAAACATCACCGCTTCTATGGGGTTTTTGGTAGACGCAGGGCGGACGATGCTGCCCCCCGCAAAGGCGTACCAGTGGGCTTTAGATGCCGCTACGTTGGAAGTAGAAAGCGGGGCTATTTCTTATGGGCAGGCGATAAAGAACGCCGTCAGGGAGCTTGCAAGCGGCGGCCTGCGGGTAGTGGGCTATGAGAGCGGGCACCGTGACCATGTAGACGTAGCTGCCCGCCGTGCAGTAATGACAGGCGTATCGCAGCTGTGCGGTAAGTACACAGAGCAAGCGGCGGAATACCTGGAAACGCCGTATTATGAAGTGTCTGCCCACGCCGGGGCGCGTGATGTGCCAGGGCGGTCGCCGTGGGCATCGCACAAGGAGTGGCAAGGAAAGGTGTATTCCACCCGCAGCGGCGACATCTACCCGAACATCTACGAGGTTTGCGGTCTGGGGGCTGTAAATGGGCTGGAAGGAGCCAACTGCCGACACCGGCGCGATATTTGGGTGGAGGGCGTAAGCGAACGCACTTACACCAATGAGCAGCTTTCCCACATTGACGATGGTTTGGGCTGTACGTTTGAGGGCAAAACCTACACGGCATACGAAGCCACGCAGGAGCAGCGCAAGGTGGAGCGCACCATACGCAAGCTAAAACGCGAAAAAGCGGCTTACAGTGCCGCAGGGCTGACAGACGAAGAACAAGCGGTCAATATCAAGCTGCAAAGGCTCAACGCCAAGTACAAGGCGTTCAGCGCGGCGGCGGGGCTGCCGGAGCAGCGGGAAAGGGTGAAGGTGCTGTATTGAACTTTGACGAAGCCATCAAAACCGTGCAAGCCATCCTAAAGCGCGGCAACGATGCAGAGATACGTAGAAAAGGCGATGGGTATATCGTCTTGGAGGTCAAAAAAACAATCAAATACACTTCCGCGTAATTGGGCGCGGGAAAGGGCAATAGGAGCCAGCTACCGAGGATTTCTCGGTGGTTGGCTCTTTTGTTTTATCTACCATGCCGAGAGGCGTAAAACCGCAGGGCGACGGCCCTGACAATAAACGGAGGTATTTAACAATGAGCGAACCTAATCCTAATCCGAATCCAACCCCGGCACTTTCGCCGGAGCCGTCCCCTGCTAAGACCTTCACGCAGGAGGAAGTGGATGCCATGATTGGCAAACGCCTTGCAAAGGCAATGAAGGGCATGCCCAGCGATGACGAGCTGACCGCGTATCGCACATGGAAAGACATCCAGCAGACCGAGCAGGAGCGGCAGGCCAAGCGCGACAAGGAGTTTGCGGATAACAAGTCCGCCCTGACCGCAGCACAGGCCGAAGTGCAGCAGCTCAAACGCGAGAAGTATGTGCTTTCCAAAGGGCTTTCCGGAGAAGAGGCGGAGTTTATCTCTTTCAAGGCCGAAAAGATGGTGGACGACAAGACCACCTTTGAGCAGGCCGTGGATAAGCTCACCGAGAACCGGCAGAAGGTCAAATTTGATTGGACTGCCCCAGCTGGTGGCGGAAGCGAAAAAAACAACATCAATGCCGCGATGAACTCTCTGATTCGCGGCGCACTCAAATAAAGAAAGGAAGATTTGATATATGGCAAACATCATCGACAGAAGCGCACTTTCCGGTCTTATCCCGGAACCCGTAACCCGTGAAATTATGCAGGGCGCTATCGCCGAATCTGCCGCCCTGCGTATGGGCCGCAGACTGGCCAATATGTCCAGCAAGACCCAGACCATCAATGTTCTGGATGCTCTCCCCTCTGCGTATTTTGTCAACGGCGAAGCAACTGACAGTGGCGCTGGCGAGGCTTTCAAGCAGACTACCAAGATGGCGTGGGACAAGAAGAAGCTGTACGCCGAGGAAATCGCGGTTATCGTCCCCATTCCCGAGGCTGCTCTCGATGATGCGGACTATGACATTTGGGGCGAGGTTAAGCCCCGTCTGACCGAGGCTTTTGGCAAGGTCATCGATGCGGCTATCCTGTTCGGCACCAACAAGCCCACCACATGGCGCACTGGCGTTGTTCCCGCTGCTATCGCTGCCGGTAACGGCGTTCCCGTCGGGACCAGCGTCTTTGACGACATCATGGGCGAGAACGGGCTGATCGCCAAGGTGGAGCTGGACGGATTTAACCCCAACGGCGTCATGTCCGCCATCCAGATGCGCGGTAAGCTGCGCGGTTTGAAGGACACCACCGGCCAGCCCATTTTCAAGTCCGATATGCAGGGCGCGACCCGCTACGGGCTGGACGGCATGGATATGTATTTCCCCATGAACGGCGCTTTCGACCCCGCCCAGGCTCAGATGATTGTGGGTGACTGGAGCCAGCTGGTTTATGCTATTCGTCAGGACATGACCTTCAAGATCTTCACCGAGGGCGTTATTCAGGACCCCACCACGAAGGCTATCACCTACAACCTCATGCAGAACGATATGGTGGCGCTGCGCGCAGTCATGCGTCTCGGCTGGGAGATCGCGAACCCCATCAACGCCTACAACGCGGAAAAGGCAAATCCGTTCCCGTTCTCTGTTTACGGCAAGGGCGGCGACATCTCTGCTGTTACCGTCTCGCCCGCTACCGCGACGATGGCAAAGGGCGACAGCAAGTCGTTTACGGCTGCTGTTACCGGCGAGGGCATTATCAACGGCGAGGTCGAGTGGAGCCAGAATGGCACGAAGTCCAAGATCAGCGAAGACGGCTTGCTGACTATCGACTCCGCTGAGACTAAGACCAGTATCACCGTTACGGCCAAGTCCAAGCAGGACAGCACGAAGACCGGCACTGCCACTGTTACCGTTTCTGCCTGATCTGAAAGGAGCTGACCCGTATGACTTACGCAGACTTTGAATACTACTTCGGCACTTATATGGGCGCTGTGAGCGAAAATGACTTCCCGCGTCTTGTTGTCCGCGCCAGCTCCTTCCTCGACTATTACACGCGCAACAGGGCACAAGACAACGGTGATCTGGATGCGGTAAAGATGTGCTGCTGTGCGCTGGTTGACAAGTATGCGGTCATCGAAGCGGCGCAGGCGCTTGCCGTGAAAAACCTTGCAAACGCCGCAGAAAATGACGCGGAATTCAAAAGCGAAACAGTGGGCAGCTATTCCAGAACACTTGCAACGGGCGGGGAATCCGCCCTGTCTGCACTCAATACGACGGACGGGGTAAAGAAACTGCTTGCGGAAACGTGCATGGAATATCTTGCCCCTACCGGGCTGCTGTATCGCGGAGGTGGTTGTAGATGTACGCTCCCCACATTGTAACGATTTACAACATCGTGCAGGAGATCGACCCGACAACGCTTGACGAGGTCGAGAAAGCTTATACCACAATCCTGCGTGGCGTGATGCTGCAAGCCAGAAAAGCGGTCAACGTGCGTGAAAGCGGACTTGAGAGCGCGGACGCGGTAAATCTGTATATCCCGTTTGCCGTGGAAGCGGTGGACGGGGTAACAGGTAAGCCGAAAACTTACATCGGGCCGCAATCGTTTTTCAAAGCGACGGATAAGTCCGGGCTGTGGACGTTATCTGTGAACGGTAACGGCGGGCTGACTTTCTTTGTGAAAGGCGAGTTTGTCACAGACAAAGAGGACGTGGCTATGGCACAGGACGGCTGCTACAACGTGACCAAAGTTGATGCGATGGACTACGGGAGCTTCGATATGCAGCACTGGGAAGTCGGAGGGGCGTAATGGTCATCAAGTTTTCCGTGCATACCGATGGAATGGACGCTGTCAAAACTGCCATTGCAAAGGCTTGTACGCGCGCAGAGCACGTCTTAGCCGAGCAGATGGAAAAGGATACTCAGCCTTTTGTGCCGTTTCGGACAGGATCATTAAATGAGCGCACAAAGGTTATTGGCAATGAGATCATTTATCCCGGCCCTTATGCTCGATATCTCTATTACGGGAAAGTTATGGTTGACGAAAACGGGAATGGGCCGATGAAGTTCGTCGATAAGCATGGCAACTTGCAAATAAAATTTCCAAAAGGCTCAAAACTCCATGCGTCTGACCGAAATTTGGTGTTTTATCACGAGCACCATCCACAAGCACAAGCCCATTGGTGCGAAGCGTCGAAAGCGCAAAATCTTGACAAGTGGCTGCGTGTAGCAGAAAAGGCGGTGAGGAAGTACGGAACAGATTAAAAAGACGGTATCGGCAGCGGAAGAAGATCAAGTTTCCCGAAAGCTGCTTGCGTGGCTGAACACGTTTCCCAATAAGCCGGTTGATTTGATTCGATTCGAATTTCTCCCCGCCGATACTCCGGCGATGGCGCTGTCCACGATTCAGGCGGCGTACATCGTACAGAAATACATCCTCGGCGGGTATCAGGCGGAATACCAATTCAAGGTTATCTACCGCATGAAACCGGGGAATAGCAACGACAAACGGCTCAAAGCTGACGAGCTGCTTAACGCCTTGGGCGATTGGGCAACAAGCGAAACGCCGCCTGACATTGGCGACGGTCGCCGCGTCATCCGTATTGAGCCTACAACGCGATCCTCTCTTTTTGCCGTGTATGAAAACGGTGACGAGGATCATCAAATCCTTATGAAAATGAACTACGAGGTGATTAAAAATGGCTGATATGACCTTTAACACCACGGCGGGGCAGACCGTAGACCGCGAACTTCTGATTGCGTATCTCAACACGGGCGAAACCGGAACTCCCACGTGGTCTCCCCTCGGTACGCGCGTTACGGATTCCAGCATGGAATACGACTGGCAGGAGGATTCCTCGAAGGATATCCTTGGCACGACGCGCACGACCATGAAGAAACCCATTATCACGCAGGCCTTTGACCCGTCTAATCTGGACGCTGGCGACCCTGCCATCGTCAGGGTTTGGAACCTTGCGGTCAAGGAGCAGAACGCGGCGGCGCTGGCGAATCAGGACGTGCTGATTGTCCATGCTTATGCAGGCACGGCAAAGACTGCAGTATTTGCGGAGCGTTATTCGTCCTGCATGGTTAAGCCTTCTTCCCTCGGCGGCGAGGGCGGTGGCTTTGTCGGTATGCCTATCGACGTGACGCTTGGCGGCACGCGCACGGTCGGCACCGCCGCTATCTCTGGCAATACGGTCACTTTTACCGAGGGCGAATAACAAATAGAGGGCTGGCGTCTGTCAGCCCTCATTTTGGAGGAATATATGGAACTCACTTTTGATTCCGGTGTAAAGGAATATACCATTCGCGGCGTAAACGGCATTGTAACGGTGTACTTTAACCCTGCGGATGTCAACTTCGCAAAGAAAGCATACAAAACGTTTGATGATCTGCGCAAGAAGCAGGAGACCCGTGCAAAGACGCTTGAAAAGGATATCCCCAATGATGAGCTTTTCGACATGGTTGATTCTCTTGACAAGGAAATGCGCAGCATCATCAATGGCCTGTTCGGGCAGGACATTGCCGATACGCTTTTTGGCAGCGTCAACGCCTATTCCGCGGCCAACGGTGCGCCGGTTTGGCAGAACTTTATGACCGCCATTATCGAACAGTTTGACGAGGCAGTAAAGCGCGAACAGGCGCTTGCCGATGAGAAAATCCGCAAGTATACACAGAAATACCATAAATGATGTACGATCTTCCAACGTCGCTGAACGTCTGCGGCGTTGACTATGAAATTCGCTCGGACTATCGCGCGGCACTGGACGTGCTGGCGGTATTTGCTGCGGCCGATCTGACCAACGAGCAGAAAGCGCTTGCGGCTCTGGATATCTTTTATCCGGACTTCTTAAAAATGCCAGATGAGCACATTCCAGAAGCCATGAAGCAGATGACATGGTTTCTCGACTGCGGTGACGAGGGCGATAATCGCAAGCGGCCTAAATTGATGGACTGGGAGCAGGATTTTCAATACATCGTTTCCCCCATCAATCGTGTTGTTGGGCAGGAAGTGCGGGCAATGTCCTATTTCCACTGGTGGTCTTTCATTTCGGCGTACTACGAGCTGGGAGATTGTCTGTTTGCGAATATCGTCCGCATCCGAAATCTAAAGGCCAAAGGGAAAACACTTGACAAAGCCGACCGTGAGTTTTACCGCGAAAATCGGCGCATTATTGACTTAAAGCGGACGCTGACCGAGGAAGAGACCAATACCATCAATGTGTGGTTAGGCAAAAACGCCAACAAAAGCCCATAATACGGAGGTGATTTTTTGGCTGACGGTGAAGTCGTATTTGAAGCGACTATTAGCGATAAAAAACTCCATCAGGAGTTGAACAAAGTAAAAAGCAACATCGAATCCCTGCAAAAGGAATTTAACCGGCTCGGCGCCCAAAAAACGCCGATGGAAGACCGGCTGCGCAACATCGGCGCAGAGCTGGATGCGGCAAAACAGGTGCTTGCCGATATGCGCACAGCGCCAAAAGGCACGTATGAGAAAATCGACGTGTCCGAGCAGGCCGAGCGCGTGCGAATGCTGCAAAGCGAATTCAACAAAACTGCAAATAGCATTGACAAGCTCAACGAAAAGCTCAACAAAACCGGCGATAAGATTTCCGACGCGAAAACGCAGGCAGTTGAATTATCACGACAAATTGATGGCCGATCCAAAGGTGCTGGACTGCGCAACGCAACCGAAGCGGCGGCAGATTCCATGAAAGTGTTTGGACAGCGCGTAAAATCTGTTGTCCGCAGTGCCCTTGTTTTTACGGTTATTACCCAAGCATTAACAAAAGTGCGCGACTGGGCAAAAAATGTCGTAATGGTAAACTCCGATGCAAGAGAATCCATTGCGCAGCTTAAAGGAGCGCTTTTGACACTGGCACAGCCTCTTGTAAGCGTAATTGTCCCCGCCTTTACACTGCTTGTAAAAGTAATTACGGCAGTAGTCTTGCAGATCTCGCGCCTTGTGGCGCTTATCTCCGGCAAGAGCATCAAGGCAACTGCTAACTCGGCAAAGGCACTGAACAAAGAGACCAGCGCACTAAAGGGAACGGGCAGCGCGGCAAAGAAAGCAGCAAGTCAGCTTGCGGCATTTGATGAGATCAATCAAATATCGACTGAAACTGCAGACGATGCCGGCGGTGGTGGGCTTAGCGACATTAAGCCTGATTTTAGCTACATGGACGACATCAGCGACCGCTTAAAGAAAATCGCTGATGCAGTCATGCTGATTGCCGCAGGGCTTGCACTGTGGAAGATTGGCAGTTCGCTTCCAGGAGAATTGGGAAAGATTCTAACCAAACTCGGCGGAATTCTCATCGCAGTTGGCGGTTTAATCATTTTGTGGGAAAGCCTGTCTGACGCATGGAACAACGGCGTTAACTGGAAAAACTTACTCGGATCTCTTGCGGGCGCAGCGGCACTTGCCGGAGGCCTCGCTCTTGCGTTTGGCAAGGTGGGCGCTGGCATTGGACTGGTAGTATCCGGGGCGGCCCTGCTGGTCACTGCATTTCACGACATGATGGAGGGCGGCATGAACCTGGAAAACACGCTGATGATCGTCGCCGGTCTGATGATTGGTGGCTTGGGAATTGCTGTGCTCACAGGGTCCTGGATTCCGCTCCTGATTGCCGCCATCGCCTCCCTGCTTGTGGCTGTGGTAAACGCCTACGGCGATACAGAGCAGTTCGTCGGCGGGATCAAAGCCATGCTGGATGGGTTCGTGGACTTCTTCGCGGGTATTTTTACCGGGGATATTGACCGTGCCATCGGCGGTATCGAGAAAATATTCAAGGGCTTGCAAAACGTTCTGTTTTCCATTGTGGATGCGCTCAAAAATATGTTCCTGTCGTTCTTGGATTGGATAGATGAGAAGACTGGCGGGGAGCTCCATGGGATCATCGAGTTCATCAAAAGCTTGGTCACGGGAGCATTCACTTTCATCAAGGATTTCATCGGCAACGCCATGGCATCCTTTAAGAAGATATTCACGGGAATCGTTAAATTCCTCTCTGGCGCGTTTACAGGCGACTGGGACAAAGCGTGGGAGGGTATCAAGGATATCTTTGACGGCATATCAACAGCCATCAAGGGGACGTGGGCATCAGTCATCAATGCAATTATCCGGGCATTAAACTGGCTGATCGACAAGGCGAATAAAATCAGCTTCACAGTCCCAGGCTGGGTGCCGGGTCTTGGCGGCAAACATATTGGCGTCAACATCCCGAAAATCAACGAACTTCAAATCCCCAAGCTGGCCCAGGGTGCGGTCATCCCACCTAACCGCGAGTTTATGGCCGTACTGGGCGACCAGAAGTCCGGCACGAACATTGAGGCCCCCCTGGACACCATCAAACAGGCCGTTGCGGAGGTGCTGGGGCAAGGCAGCGACCGGCCCATTACCATCATTGTCCAAATGGACGGCAAGGAAATGTTCCGGCAGATGGTACGGGAAAACAACTCGCAGGTGCGCATGAACGGCAAAAGCCCACTGCTGGTGTGAGGTGACGCATGGATGTACTTAAAGTTACAAAAAAATCCGGGGCTGTGGTATCTCTCCCGGCCCCGGACGAACTGAAATGGAGCATTTCCGACCTGGACGCAGATGGGACCGGCAGAAACCAGAATGGCGATATGTTCCGCGACCGCGTGGCCGTGAAACGCAAGCTGGAATGCTCCTGGCGGCCCCTCGGCTCTGCCGAAATGGCCAAACTGCTACAATCCGTGGACGATGTGTTTTTCCGCCTTACATACCCCGACGCGATGACCGGCACCGACCGCACGATGACGTGCTATGTGGGCGACCGGTCATCGCCTATTATGCGGCCTGAAACCGATGGGAAATGGCTGTGGGGCGGGCTGTCCATGAACTTCGTGGAGAGGTAAGGCTATGTACAACGTCTCATCCGCTTTCCGCACCGCATTTGCGGATTATGGCCGTGAGATCAAGGCCAAGGTGATTTTCAACGGGCAGACGGAGCTTGACGGAAACTATGTGCAGGAGATCACCGCAACACCAGCGTTTGACTCCTCGGACGGTATTTCCGTCGGCTCTGCCTGTTCCGGGCGGTGCAAAATCCGCATTTACAAGCCGGATGAGCCGTTGCAATTGTCCGGTGGGTACTTTGTACCGTATATTGGCATCTACGTTCCTGGTGGTGATACAGGCACAACAGCCATCGCCGGTCAGGCTGTGGCCGGTAAGGCAATCGCCGGTGTAAGCACCGCAGCGTTTGGGGTGGAATATGTCCCCCTGGGCCGATATTACATCCCAGCAGACGGCGTAGAAAATCTGGTGTACGGCTGGGAAATCACCGGCTATGACCAGATGGCATCCTTGACGGAGCAATACACCCCGCAAATTGAGTTCCCCGCCACACCAGACGCTATGCTGACGGACTTGTGTGCGCAAAGCGGCCTGACTCCCCCAACGGTGATTTTCCCGGATATGACAATCGAGTCTGTGTTTGAGGGGGCCATCCGACAGCAGCTGGGGTGGCTGGCTGGACTGTGCGGGCAGTCCGCGCACTTCGACCGGGACGGCAATCTGGTGTTCAAGTGGTACGCAAAGACTGCCTTCCAGGTCAGCCGGGAGCAGCAGTACATGTCCGGCCTGACCCGCACGGCAGACGGCCTGTACACGGTATCCAGTCTCACCACCGGTACGGAAGATGAATCCATTACATCCGGCACCGGATTGGGCATCACATCTACAAACCCATACATGAACCAGGCCGTTGCAGACCTGATTCAGCCGGAGGTAGAGATATCCTTCCAGCCTTGTGATGTAAAATGGCGCTGCGACCCGTCTGTTGAGGTGGGCGACGTTATCCAAGTGGAGGGTGACACCGGCGAATGGCTGGACGTGTGTGTTATGGAGCAGGAAATCCACCTGTACGGCGGCCTGTCCTCTACGATGCACAGTTACGCCCCACAGGACGCGGATTACGCCATGGAAAGCCCCACAGAGCAGCGCATTAAGCGGGCTTATGAGGGCCTTACCAAGGCCATGCAGAACGCTACGCAAAAGATCATCGGGGCAAAGGGCGGGTATTATGAACTGACTCTGGACGATCAGGGCTTTCCCATCGGGTGGACCCTGCGAGATACGCCCACCATTACGCCCAATACCCGGATGTGGATTATGTCCACCGGCGGGCTGGGATTCTCCAAGGACGGCGGAAATACAATTTCCGGTGTTGCATTGACCATGGACGGCGAGATCAACGCAAATGTCATTACCGCAGGGCAAATGTCCGCAGAAAGAGTCACCGTCAACGGCCAGACGCTTTCGGATTTCATCGAGGCGGGGATTGACGATGACGGCCATCCGGTATTGCGTATCGGCTCCTCTGCATCGGAGATCGTCCTGAAGGAATACAACGACAAAATCGGATTCTACGATACGGCTGGTACGTTGCTGGCGTACTGGAACAACAACAGTTTTGAACTGGTGGAACTGAGCAAGTTCCGGCTGGGACCCATGGGCATTGTCGTACAGCCTAACGGTTCCGTGTCCTTCGTGGGGGTGAATTGATGGCAAGCATTTACGGCGCAAAATCTTCCACCGGCTGGCAATTGCGGCTGGATTACAGCGTATCCCAGAGCATCGCGGACAACAAGTCCACACTGTCCCTGACGCTGTACATCTATGACGGCACCGGTGAGAGCTACAACCTGGACGCCAATAGTTGCTATTACACTCTGCAAGGCACCAAGGTGTATAACCCGTACCGGTACAATTCCAGGGGCTGGTACAAGCTGGGCAGCAAGTCCATCACCGTGGCTCATAACAATATGGGCAAGGGATCTGTGGTGCTCTCCGCGGACTGGCACAGCGGGTTTACGTCATCCTACACGCCATCCAGCCTGACGGTTTCCGGCACGGTCAATCTCCCGGATATCCCCCGGGCATCATCCGTGTCAGCATCCGGACTTGTGCTGGGTTCTGCCGGTACGCTTGCAGTGACCCGGGCCGTGAGCACTTTTACGCACACCATCAAGCTCAAGTGTGGCTCTGCGGCACAGGTAACTGTGGTGACAAAATCCGGCGCCACATTTATTCCGTACACGCCGCCATTGGATTGGGCCGCGCAGAATACGTCTGGAATCTCCGTAAACATCACGGCGGAAATTACCACCTACAACGGGGACACCGTGGTGGGCACCAATACGACCACCCTGACAGCATCCATCCCTGCCTCGGTAAAACCCACCCTGTCCGTGAGTCTGGCCGACACCTCCGGGTATCAGCCCACATACGGCTGGGTGCAGGGCAAGAGCGCTCTGAAAGCCACGTTTGCTGCCGCTGGGTCTTACGGCAGCACCATCAAGGCCAAGTCTCTGACCATCGGCGGAAAAGCCGCCAGCCCTGACGGGGCGAATGCCCTTACAGGCAGCGGCACAATGGCTGTTGTGGCCACCGTGACGGACAGCAGAGGCCGCACGGAATCTGTTACCCAGAACATCGCTGTGAACGCATACAGCGGCCCAGTGGTCCAGGATTTGACCTTTGCGCGCGGCTCTTACACAGGAAGCGTGTGGACGGAAAATTCCATGGGCACGGACATCAAACTGACGTTCACCCTGTCCCTCCAGCTGACCGGGAACAAAGCATCTGTGGAGATTACCGGCGCATCCACGCTTACCGACCAGACCAGCGGCGCGAAGACTGTGTATTTGGTTGCCTTTGGCACGGATACGACAAGCGTTGTACAGGTTAAAGCTACGGATTCCCTGGGCACCACGGTAACGCGGGAGATCACCATCCCCACCGTTTCGGTGCCCATGAACATGAACTTTACCCTGCCCGGGGTTTGTTTCGGCGGCGTGGCCGAACACGAAAAGGTGGTAGAGTTCAAGTGGCCCATCCGGTATTTTGGGAAAGCTCTATTGGACTACCTCCACCCCGTCGGAAGCATCTACCAGTCCACGGACCCCACATCCCCAGCGGACCTGTTTGGCGGCACCTGGGAGCAGATCAAGGACAGGTTTCTCTTGGCGGCTGGCGATTCTCATGCGGCGGGCTCCACCGGCGGCGAGGAGGAGCACATCCTGACGGCGGCGGAGATGGCAAACCACACTCACGGCTACGATTACACGGGCCAGAGCGACGCCACCGGCACCGGGGCCATCAAGATCGTGTCTCCAAGCGGCCCCGCCAACGCTTACACGGGCAAGGCTACGTCCAACTGCGGGGGCCAGGCCCACAACAACATGCCGCCGTACCTGGCCGTGTACACGTGGCGCAGGACGGTATAAGGGGGGAGTATATGCCCGAAATTAAAATCAAAGTCCGCGACAAGTGCGCCGAGGGCGAGGG